TTATGGTTACTGATTGCCCGTTGGCTAATCCATGTGCGGCGCTTATTACAACTACTTTCGTTGCCCCGCCGCCGTATATTGACCAGACAGTAGAACCGCCGATTGCGAAACCACCATAAGAACCGCCGGTGGAAAATTGATTGGCATTGTCCCTATAGACAGTCCAGGTTCCGTTATAGGCCGATATGGCAGAACCACTTATAACTATCACGTCGCCAGTGAATAGCCCGTGCGCATTACAGGTAAATAATACATCACTTGGTTCCCCACCACCGCCACTTTCCGCTGCCGTGATACTTCCAGACAAACTCGCATTATGAAAACCTGTTATCGCACCCATATTTTTACCTGTAATAAATCGTTCCTGTGATTAGAGTTACCGTGCCGCTTTCAACTGCGGCGGCTGCGGTAGTGAATACGAGACACGCCTTCGCTGCGATACTGGCATTAGCAAAAGACGTTACCGAAAGGCCGTCGGCGTCGGCTACCTGGTCGGCGGCGAAAATGTCCGTGCCTGCGCTATTCAAGCCAGTGGCCGCCCGTTCCTCGATGTTGAAAGTTATAGATGTTCCACCGATAACAGCGACCTCCATCTGAATAATCTGGATTGCCGAACCTCTCGGCGCGCGAAAAATCGGGATTGCCAAGCTCTCCCATCCCGCGCCCTTCTCGATTGTGAAGGTAAAGGATTTTATAGATGCAAGGGTTTCGTAGCCGTCCTCGCCCCTGATAAATACCTCGGCCTTGCTGTCCTCGTCTTTGGCGTAAACAAACGCCTTATCGGCAACCGCAGACGGCGCGGAGCCGACGCGAAGCGTGACCTTCTTATGTTCGCCGGTAGCGGCATCGTCGTAAGTATCACCGGAAGCGGGTATATAGTGGTCGGTGTCGAGACGTTCCACTACAGCCCGCTTAAAATCTCTTATGTCCTGCGCGCCAAGAGAAGGTTTCCTGCCGGTATCTGCTGGAACGCTTACGTCCAAAGTTTCTGCAAAAGCCATAATCAATCTCCGATAACGAAGGGTTCTATGGGCATCTCAAGCCGTCTGATTTCTTTTTCGCCGCCATACATCTGCGCCAAGTTTTGGATAAGTTCTGTGCGCTGTGTCATTACCGCTTTGAATAAAGCAGTCCCCCAGCAGATAGCGTTTGAAAACTCATCGCCAAACTCGATTGAAGCGACACTCTGCGCGTGGAATTTGTAGTGCTTTATCTTCGCCGTGTATGCCCCGCCCGATGGTGTCCACAGATAGAATTTCTTGTTAAACTCTGTGTAATGTGTCGGCTCACTGCCCGATGAGAAGTTTTTCATCAGCCGGCCATACTCGGTCATACCGCCAGGAATCGCCCTGAGAGGTTCCAAGTCATACGTCCCGTCGTTCAAAACGATTGAGATTAACTGCTTGAAGGCAGTCGGATAATCCAGGGTCTTGCTGTCAAGGATAAGCGTCTGCGCGGTATCCTCCGCCGGCAACAGATTGGCGTTTGACAGGTCATTAAGGCACGTCTGGATTGCAATATCAAGCTCGGTCGAAGTGCTACCGAGTTTCAGTCGCAACGCCTCATTCACAAACGCGATTATATTGGCTTTCGTAATCATTAGTGTTGCACCGCGATAGACCAGCACCAGCGAATGAAGTTGATTTTGCCCGCCAAGCTATTCGGGTCGGTATTGTTCGGGTCGAGTTGATTTAACAGGGCTATGATAGTCGCGCTGTTAGGGTCATTCTGGTCGGCGGGCCCCGCAGCAATAGCCGCAAGCAACTTAGCTTCGCAGGGGTCGGTCAGCGTGTAGCCGGTCTTGTTTTGAGGTAACGCCGCTATCGCCGTCGCTAAGGTTTGATTGTTCGGGTCTATCTGGAACACTTTAGTCGTGCTAACCGTTACGCCGCCCATAACATAACTGCATAACGCTTTGTATTTATGACCTGCCTTGAATCCATTAACGTCAGTTGCAGCAACCAACTTGCTGTATTGGCCAATCGTGTGTGTAGGGTCGTAAAAAGCAAATGTTCCATAATACAAATTAGCATCCGTTCCGTTGGCATCATAGACCGTTACCACGGGCAAGCTATCGGCGTTAGCATCCGCCCCTGTAACAAGGGAACGAGTGCCTAATGGAATATCGACATTCGCATCTATGGCATACGTTCCGAGATAGTTATCCGCAAAAGTCGCCGACGCCAAAATCAAGACAATAAAGAATACAAGTTTTCTCATTTTCATTACTCCGATAAAATCAGACGGGGGAATTGATAAGCACCCATTTCTCCGCCGTTACTTGCGGCGTTAATACAAGGCGAGTTTGGCTTCAACGTAAAATCATAAGTATCAAAATTGTTGTATTGCGGGACAGCTTCTATGCTGTGGTCGTCGTTATAATAACATTCCGAATACACCCACGGCCAGACAAGCCACTTAGCTTGTAACTGCGCAAGCGTTGTTTGGCCATCACAACCAGCCGCCGTGCAGCCAAGATTAGACAAAGAAACAGAACCGGCACTATAGCAGTTGTAATTTATGTAATTACTACCGGCAAGCGGGCTAAAATCGAAAGTAATCGTATAATCCGACCGACTGCCGTCTAAGATATTGTTCGTGATATACGCACCGTTGCCGTATTTGACAATAGACACATAGTAAGTATTGTCGGTAGGTGTTTCCGTTGTGTAATCTGATACCTTAGTCCACTTGTCCACCGTGATAGTGTTAGCACCTTCGTTTGTTCCGTAAACAATTCCATAGTAAAGGGGATAAGGAGAACCCGTGTTTGTAGATGACACAAAGGCCATCATTGAGCCGTCGGTCAGGACATTGTTAAAATCGCACTCCCCACCACCTGCGGTTGCTATAACGGTCGTCGTATCAAAATCCGTTCCCGAACTATTGAGATATGCTACCGTTCCTTGTTTTGCAAACCATTTGCGGGCAAAGACAATACACCGGCCACCGTCCGTGCCTCCGCTATCAGTTGAAACAAAAGTGTTGTTATAAATAAACGGCTTACCGCCACCCGTAACAGCCAGAGAATTGACAGCATAAATTGTATTACCCGCAATATCCGTATTGTATGCCAACTGGTTTATGCCATAGGCAAAATTGCTTATCTTGTTGTTAATTATCTTCGCACCGTAAATTGTATCGGCAGTAGCTGTTCCCGTATATCCAAGTGTGATTCCTGTCCCATTCAAGTCCTCGGTAGAAAGCAGGTTGTTGTCGGCAATAATCAGCGTTGCTCCATTCGTAGCGTAATTGTAGAAGATTATCGGATTTTCGCCGGTAAGATGGCAACCACGAATCTCCACCGGCCCCCGCGTATGCTCCATAGTTATCACACCGACAGTAGAAGTGGTTGTATTGTCCGTTATGTTGCAGTCCTTAATCATTGTTTTGGCAAATGACGTAAGGTTTACCATCTTTGCGGTAGTCGCACCCGACCTTGTTATATTCACATTGTCTAAAGTGAGTTTTCGGAAAATAGCGTTGTTGGTTATCTGTGTGGTTCCAGTAAAGGCCGCGTTGCTCGAAGCGGTAGTAATTGTGCAGTCATTCAGAATGATATTCCCGCCGACTTCAAGATACCAGAAAAACAAAACACCGCTGGTCTTTTCGTCCACGAAATCTATGTTATTCCAAGTATAACTAAAGCCGGTTCGGTCAGCCAAAAACCTAAAGACGCTCGACGCGCCTTCGGCTGTTCGGGTTATGGTTATTCTCGTTCCTACAACATTAGGCTCTATGGTGAGATTTTTACCAAGTAAATCAATACCCCAAATCTGCGTATCATCGTTGTAAGTTCCGCCGATTAGCTTAATCGTATCGCCAGTCGCCGCATCGGTAATAGCGGCGGAAATGCTTTTCTCCGGAGCCGCCGCAGTCCCGTCGCCCGTAGTGTCATTGCCGTTGTCAGCATCGACATACCAATTCGCAGCCCAGCACGGCGAAGCCACCAACAAAATCAAAAGCAGCAAAAGTCGTTTCATCTTTTAACCCTTGAAGTATTGTATATAGACATAAAAGACGGTTAGGCAGGCCGCAACAAAGGCCAAAATCTTAATCAGCAGCCAATCAATTTTTTTAGGGACAGGTTTCATCTATTTGAGTATTCCATGTGGCTGTCATCTATGCCCCAAATCCAGTTATTTATTCGCTCGTTAGTGCTCAATTTTTTCGTGTGCCAATACTGTCTATGCTGGCAACTGTCACAAGATGAATCAGGACACACGCAACCCGGACAGGAAATAGAACTGCGCGGCATTACCACGCCGTTTTTACTTCCCAGTTTTCGCATCGCCCAAACAGCAAAGCAAAAGCCGACCGCACCAAAAACAATCATCGCAATTCGTTCCATAATTACGCCGCTTTCTTTAATTCGGGAATTTCAGGAATTACAAACTGTCCGTTGACTATCGTGCAGAATCCCAGCGTTTTATCTGTAATCTGTGAGTATTTCTTCCATATTGCACCGCCGCCAATGTTGACTCCAAAATGGAAATTATTAGCCGCGCCCTGTTTGCAGCCACACACCAGCATCGCTTCTCTTAACACGTCGTCCGCCTCCGCCCTTGTCGTCTCCTGCGTCCAGTAAAGCCAATCGTGCAGGCCAACGGCCAAGTCGTAAATATCGCTCGGCGGATATAGCCACCAAATCCACGACGGCGTTGAAGCCAAATCGGTGATGAAGTTTTGCGGGATAATAAACCACCTATCGAGCAATTTTGAGTAGTAAGTTATCGGCTTACGCACAATCCAATCCGTGCTGTTCGGGACAGGTGAGAAATATACGTCAACAGGTTGTGTCTGAAAGTGCGCTTCCATTTAATTCCCTGTCACCAACTGCGGAACCGGCATCTTTTTGATTATTTCAATCCATACCGCTTCGCCGCCGGTTGCCTTTGCCTTGCTGAATTGGAATACAACCGTGCCGTCGGGTCGAATAATAACATTCACGTCCTCGATGTCTTCGGCTCCCTGCCTTTGCCAAACGGCCTCTGTAATTATCCCCGTTGCAGGATTAGTCACGGTATAGCGAAGGTGCGCACCAGAACAGCCGATTAAAGCCAAAGACACGACCAGCAACACAGCCACCAAAACATATCTCATTTTATGCCTCCATTCAAAAGACCGTTATTGTCAACCTGGTTATCCTTCCCGAAGTAATAAAAGACGACCGCCACAACCACGTTCATCTGCCCGTCGGTAAGAGCAACCTGCCGCATCACCGAATAGACAAACACGAAGGCGCAGGCAATCACCCATATAAACTTGCCGGAGACAACCTTGTTGAGTATCGTGTCAATTCTGCTCATAAATCCGCCTTCAACGTCTGAATGCAGTCCCTGTCAAACTTGCGGACTTCCGCCATCGTCTTTGAAATCCGCCGCCTCTCTTTTGCCGTGCTTTGTTTATCGCAGAGCAAAAGCAGATTGCGATTGATTGACTCAATCTCTCGCTTTATCTCACCGAAACAAACCTGACGTGAATCGTGCGTAACCTTTCGCTCGCCTGGCATTGTTACTATCTCCGAAAAAGTTTAGGGGGCAGTCTATATTTTCAAAAGTCCTTTGTGAACCAATCTATGGCAATTTGGACACAAAATAACAATGTTACTTGGGATGTACTTACCGCCCATTTTTATTCTGTGTCTATCGCAAGGCCCTTCCCAACTACACAAAAAACATTTAATGTTGGGTATATGAAGAACCTTGACGAGTCGCCTTTCCCTTTTATCTACAGGCATAAGGTATTTATGCTTATGATGAACGGTACATAGTTTGTGATATTTACCATACCCGCGCATCATAGCCAAATTGCCACAATTCGGTTCGGCACATAAAGGTCTTTTGTTCATATAAACTGCCCCAAATGCAAATCAAGTTAATTGTTGTCGTTTGCCCAGGTGCCTAACCCTGGCATTGCTATCCATCGAGTGTCATCGACTGAGAAAATGAACACACTCGCACCAGCTACATCGCCGGTGTTCACATAACTTTTGCCTGAAGTTCCACCGTTGATTGTGTCGCCGGAGGCAGCGGTAATCCAAACGTCATTCGCAGCAGTTGCGTTTGAGTCCACAATGACGTAATTCAAACCCGCAGCCGCGGCAGGCAGTGTGTAGTGAGTGTTCGGCTCTGCTACGTTGCCGTCTGCGACTAAAATATAACCCGTCTGTGCCGCCGTAACCGTTATCGCGTTGTCGTCGGTTACTGCCATCACAACAGGCGTTTTGGTCAGTAATGCCACAGTGCCAGTTGCATTAGGTAAGGTGATTGTCCTGTCACCCGTCGGGTCTGTTAGGGTCAAGACGGTTTCGCAGGCGTCCGCCGTAGCGCCTTCGAAGATTATCTGATTCGTGCCACCCCAAATAGAATTGGCGGCATCAACGGCGTTGGTAGCCAACGTGGAACCCATCAAGTAATACGTCCCCGCCGGAGCCACAGGTAACGTCCAAATAGTATCGGCAGTTGGGTCTGACGCTGTTAGAATTGCCTCACAGGCGTCGGCGGTCGTTCCCTCAAAAATAAGTTGACTTGTGCCGCCGGTTACAGAACTCGCTATGTCCGGGGCATTTGTGGCAAGCGTTGAGGTCATAACCGAAACCGTTTGAGCAGACATTACCGGAAATGCGAAAGTAACATCCGCGGTCGGGTCAGTGAATGACAAAGTGACCTCGCAAGCGTCTGCTGTGCCTTCAACGATAATCGTCTGCGTCACAATGCCATCGAGGACAATACCCCCCGCATTGGTGATAGTCGTCAGGCCGGTAGTCGCAAGGGTTAAGTCGTCTCCAGAGGTAACCGTCATATCGCCGTTAGCCGCGCCGGCGGCGGTAATCGCTACGCCGCCATCGGTCGTTGTAACCACAAAAGCATTTCCGGCAACGGTATCGGTAACGGTATAGGTCTGCGAGGCATCGGCGTTTACGGTGATAGTCGAGGTTGTATCGACCGCGATAGCCCCGGCAGCAGAGTTGCCAATGCTCACGGCGCCCGTTGACGTTCCGGTGTTGATGTTCGTGTTGTAATTCGAGGAGGCATTGATACTCGTGGTCAAGCCGGTAATACCGAGCGTGTCCGCACCTTCGTCAATCAAAAGGCCGACGCCCGCGCCCGTGTACCATTGCAGGTCGGCGGACTTCGAGCCGGCAGCAAGGCCAACTCTGAATACCGCACCGTCGGTCGCAGGCGTGAAGGTGAGTAAGTCGGCGGTCGTGCCGGCGTTTATTACCCAATCGCTACTGGTTCCGAGTGTGATAGTTTCATCGTCCTCGTAGGCCGTGCTGGATACATCCTTCAAAAACAGCGGGAAAATCAGCTTGCCGGTCGTGCTGTCAAGTGCTGGCACTCGGCTTCCGCTTGTGAAAGTATCCGTTCCATCGCTAATTGTGAAGTCATACTGGTCGCCGCCCCACCATTCAAAGAAGCCGTCCGCCAGGGTAGTATTCGTCGAGGTCGTAGTCATCGGGACGGTTATGGCAAGGGTTTTGCCAGTGCCTTTGTAAATCGTGGCGGGGGTTGTCGTGCCGGGGTTGTAGATATACACCGAGCTAATGCCGGTAACTTTGCGGCCAAGCTCGTCGTAAACCTGTATCTGGTGATGTGTCAGGCCGTCGCTGGCAGCCAATAGAGGCAGAGTGAACACCGCGAGCAACGACACCAACAACGCTGATAAAAGTATTCGTTTCATTGTCTTTTCCTTTCTTTTTCTAAAAAGTTAAACCGTGTCAGAGAACGCGGTCAGTTTCGGTTAATCCACGATAACTTCCGTGTCCATGCAGTAAATTGCCTCATCCGATGTCGCGGTCTCTGTCCCGGGTAAGTTGAAGTTTGTTCTCTTCACGCCATACAGGGCATCGACTTTGACCTTCGGTTTGTTGCAATCGACCATATCTTCCCACCATTTCAGACGCTGAGCCCAGGCGAAGGTCTGTGCCTGCGCGCCGAGCATCAACGCACGGGCAACTGTTCTGTTGTTTGCGCAAGCATCGGTCGTCGCTGTTCTGTCTGCATTGAGCAGGAAACCTTCGGCGAGAGTTGTGCCGCCTGCGCCGGTGCGCGTCGGTATCCGGTCGTATTCCCAGACGATACAGCCGTCCCACAGGAAGGCCGCGCCGGAGAATATGGGATTAAGGTCGCCTCTGTTCTGTGCAGCGGCACACATTGCCGCCCAGCCGGTCGTTCCGCTTTCCTCTCTCACGGCCTTAATTTGATAAGGGTGAGCCAAAACGAGGAAATACTTGCCGACTATCGGGGCTGTTGCCCACGCCCTCGTATCGTTTGGATTGACTTTGGACAGGTCGCGGACTGTAACCGGCCTGAAACGTGGGCTTGCCATAAGGCAACGCCTGCGAATCGCCTCGATGAGCTTCGTGCCGAACAAGTTGCTTAACTGCGTTCCGGCGGTCAGCAGGGCGTCTGTGGCATAAGAAACGCCGCTATTGCCGAGTGTGCCGGCTGCGTTCTGTCCGCCGTAGTAAATCCTGTTGCTGGTCGGGTAGGATTCGTTGATTGTCGCAATGGCATTCGAGCTTGAATTGACATTGTAAAGGCCGGCCATAGATGTAATCAGGTCGTTCTCCATCGCTTCAGCAAACCAACTGCCGAGGTCAACTTTGCCATCCTCGCGGATATTGGTCGCTGTTCTCTGCTCGGAAAGCGGACCATCTGAGACGTAGGAATGGCTGCGCTCGTGAATTTTGACTGAAAAGTTGCGGCGTTTGAGTGATTCCTCGTTGCCGGTGGTGTTGCCGCCGTCGCCCTGTCCGGCTCCGGACATTGGACTTGTGCTTTCAAAAATCACAACGTCGCCCTTGCCTTTCGTCAATTCCTGATTGACGTGGATAAGCGAGTTCTTGTCGGAACCCATAAGGGGAGTTAAGGCGATGTTCTGCAGCGCATACTCAAAAACGTCCGTTGACCACTTTTTTTGAGTGCGCGGGTCGTTAGTACCAAATGCTGTTGCTGGCATAGGATTCTATCCTTTCCAGACGACAGCTTTGAATCTCTTAAATTACTCTTCTTCCGAAGCTGGAGGTGTCCCGAATATACTATTGACAAGCGGGTCTTTGAATTCCCTAAGTACCTGCGCTTGCGTAGGATTGACCTTCGACTTTGGTTTCGGAGTTGTCGTAGTGGGATTCTCTGCGCTGCCGTCTTGTTGTGGGTTTTCCTTGAGTTGTTTTGCGCGAGAATCCAGCCGTGACCTCAAAATCTGTGCCTGTTTGCCGCCGCTTCGCAAGATACGCTGTGTTACTATCTTGTAGCTTTCCTTGCCGGAATCTCTTTTAGCGTTCCAGATATTAAGCTGGTCGCCCGGCGTAAGAAGGTTGCCGCCCAAATTCAGGAGGTCGTCAAAGCCAAGACCTTCGCCCATTTCATCAGCAGTCATATTCAGCCGTGCGTCGCTTATCCCGGCATTAACGTCTGCCAAGTGCGACATATACAAACCCTGTTGCTGTCGTTTTTCGACCTGCTGATTTTCAAACCTCTTTTGGGCGATGAGCGTTTTGGTGTCTGGCGAGGTTTCCTCTCCATACTGTTCGGCGAACAACTCAAGCGGCGATTTCTCCTCCGGTATAGGTGGAGGAGGCGGTACTGGCGGTGCGGCGGCTTGACGCTGTATTTGTTCCAAGAGTAGTCGTTCTTTGGCTTGCCATTCTTTCTTCTTGCCCACAAATACGCCAAGCGGCACTGTTTGAGGTACTGGCGGTGCGGCTTCATCCTCCGGCTCTATCTCAGCCGGAGTTTCAACTTCTGGCGTTTCGACATCGGGGCTTTCTACCTCCGGCGTCTCAACATCAGTTATCTCCGCAGCCGTCTCAACTGGAATCTCGTTTACGTTTTCTTCTACCATTTGTTGTTTCTCCTTTGTTTTCCGGCTGAGTTAGGCCGTGTGCCGACTACCGCTTGAGTCGTCAAAGAGGGATATTTAACGCCCATCCCCTACGGGCTGCCTATCATACCGTGATAGTTGCGGGGCCGATTTAACCCTCACGGCCATTGGTGGTTGTTCGGTTATTCAATTACTTCGGCTTCGGCCGGTTTTCCCTTTAGCCGTTCTCTGTAACCAGCCAGGCGTCTCATCTCAAACGCATTGGGCTGATTCCTGCCCTGATTGGCCTGCTTTTCAAGAGCTTCGTAGTCCGCCTGTTCGTCAGAGGTCAAGGGGCCGGTCTTTGCCGGCGGTGTATTGTGGTTAATAATCACCTTGCTAATCGTTTTGTTAATCTTTGCCATTGTCAAACTCCTTAATTCTTATTGATTAAAGACCTCATTATTGTCAAATTGCCCATTTCAAAGACGTAAAACCCCTTTTCGATTTTTCGCAATTTTGGCAAAAAATTACGGCAACTTTCATCTATCGGCCAAAAGTATATGCTAAAGAAACTGTTAAACCTCGGCCATTCGCCAAACCACCCTGTTGATACTCTATCTCTATAGATTTTCAAACCAACCCAGTTTCGGAGGCGACCTGCCACTTCTTTCAAGTAAAGCCATAGGCGAACACCCAGCCATTCTTTGTATTCCCCGCTCAAATCCTTTTGTGTCATTTCGTTGATTCTGGCTATCGTCAAATGGCTCTGATTGCTATTGTACGCCAATGCGTCCCTTTTTAGGCGTTCCGCTTGGCATTTATCTGAACATTCCCCTTGCCGTATGGTTTTCGGCGAAAAAAGGGCGTGGCATATCGTACAAACCCTCCGCCGATAGCGACTGTTTGGATTTCGCATCGGATACCAAGATTCAAAACTACGTTTACCCGTAATCGTTCCCCTAACTGTTATTGGCTAACATTTCCCTTGTGATGATTCCGCGTTTCTTCTTTTTGTCCAGATATACCGTAAACGCCTTTTTGTGCTGGTCATAGAAAATCTTGAACGGTCTTTTGTCTGTCGGAAACTTCTCAAGCATTTCCAGCGAAATCGTCTCTGTGCCGCCGAGCTTGAACAGCATCAGGGCGATAAACGCCTTGAGATAGTCACCCGTAAATTCAGGGTCGGTTTGGTTCGGATTATCAGGGGTTATTGGCATTTATCGCTTCCCACGCTTCTCGAGACATCTGTTCTGTTGTCTTGCCCTTTTCTACGCCACCCTCCGCTGTGTATCCGCAACCACACCACCAAGACCAGGGATATTGCGGGGGATAAGTAGTAAGGGCAGTGTTTGTATATTGCTTAATCATCTTCTTGCCGCATTTAGGGCAAACCATGTTGTCTGCTGGCCCGATTGTGCTGGCACTTTGTTCTCCGTCTCGCCAAGTGAGTTGGGTTATCCGCTCGTTCATATCGTCAATCTTCTTCGATAACGCGATTATCGCCTGCCCCAGCGCCTTGTGCTGCTTCGCATTGTTCTTGTCAAGCGCGACGACGTTGTATGCCGTTCGGGACTGCTCATCGTCGCCAAACGCCTTTACCCAGCTTGAATCGGGCGTAGGATTGAATATCTGCTTGTGAGAATCGCCGCAACCACCCACGAGGATAATGACCGCCAGAACAATCAAAAAACCATACTTCATTCGCAAATCTCCTTTCCTTAACAATTGTGATAACGTGCCTTCGCTTCCAGTTTCGCTACCCTGTCCTCGATTTTGACGAGTTTGTGCAAAATCATGAAAAGTAGAAATTCGACATAGGTTGGTTGCGTCTTGCCTAACTTGTAAATCGCATCATAAACTTCGGCATATTCGGCAACCGCCGCGTCAAACTGCTCTACACTCAAAGGTTTCGTAGTTTCGTCTGTCACATTCATTCCTTACTTCTCACAATGTTTATCTTTCGGCAGTTTGCAGGCGTTTTCGCCATTGTTTTCGCAACCTACGCAGTCACCCTTCATCCGAGAATAACCCCTGCGATACAATTCGCTGTTGATGCCCGTGCCTTCGAACTTATGACGGTAGGCGTCCGTAAAGCCAACTTCGCACTTTGAACGGCACTCGGCTTGGGAGATGCTCATAATCGATTAAAAAACCCCACTAAAGACCGTATTATTTTATATCTCCGCATACCGAGGCAATAGACACTCCCGAATTGGCCACACATTTGACACGGTTGCTCTATCGTGTTGTTTCCGGGACAGTACCCAATTAGCCACTTGCTAAATTTTGACCTTCTCCTAATCATACCGCCGCCTTTCCCGCGCCAAGTTTCTCTCACAACCAGTCGAACCAATTATTGAGAATCGTGTTCGGAAGCACCAGCTTACCACAATTAGGACAATTCAGAACGTCGGTAGTCATCTTTGCGTTCAGGTGGTAGCAACGGACGGGCTTCGGCGGTATCCTAATGAATACCTCTGTGCCGGCCCATTCACCGTATTTAATATCGCAACCGGGATGACAAAGGACGGTCGTGGCAATATCTCTTACTCCGCGAAGACAAGCCACTCGCCATACTTCGTCTTTTTCTAACTCCGTTGCCTCCTCGATGGAAAGCACAATCTTTTCAGGTCTGTAGCCGAGTGCCATCCTTGCTGTCGCTATCCTGCCTGATAATTCTTTTGTGTCAAACATTACGCCCCTGCCTTTCCTGTCATTGCAGGTTGCGGTTGATTCGCCATTGCTTCCCTACCCTTATCGATGATTTCCTGCTTATTGTCAACGTCTGTCGATTTTATAAGCAACTCACGGTCAATCGGCGTCTGCCTGTTGCGAACAAGAACGTCGTTTAACTCGAATAATTCAGCACTACGAGCCAGACGATAAGTAGGCGCGGCTGGCGATAACTCGACCTTTGTATTGTATCTACCACGGCGTCGCTGCTCTTTCAACTGCGTCATCAGCAACTTGACGGCTCGCTCTTTCGACGCCTTTTCAAGCGTCTTTCTGAATTGCTCGAACAACGTAACCGACTGCTGAAACGCCTGTATCGCTTCCGGCGTCTGCTCCTGCGGTTGCTGTGGCGGCGTCGGTAGTTGGTGTCCCTGTTCTGTCATCTCTCGTAGCACAAGCTCGCCCGCCTGCTTCAATAACTCAGCGTCAATCAAGTCCTCCTTGTCAACGACCTCGCCAATTTCATCTTCGGAGAAAATATCATTATTGCGTATGATTTCAAGCAAAAGGTTGCCGATAAGCGAAACCGAGTAGTCGTAATTCATAAACATAGACGACGTGGCAGTTTGTGCTGATTGCTGTTTAAGCTGGATTGTGCGGGCTACGCGGTCTTTGGCTGTCGTCGGGTCTTCTGTGCGGACGCCGGTAATCTGCTTGAGGTTTTCTTTGGCCCGGTCAGTAATCGTTTCGAAGGCAACAGGATAATTGGTCGGCTGAATCTTCTCGATATTGCCGCCGGCACGTTTCTTTTCGAGGATAACGCCGTCTGTGTCAGCGTTTGTCTTGAGGAACTCCATATACTTTTCAGTGCCAGGCCCGCCGTCGATAATCAGGCCGGTGTTAGCAATCGTCTTAATCAGATTGAGCGACATCGAATGCGCGTAGTTTATCTCCTCCTGCGTCCCTATCATATCCTCGGCCATGCCGGACTTGTAGCCGTTGGTAAAGTAGGGGTAGAAACCGATGAGGGGGAATAGGCATATACCTGACTGTGCCAAATTCAACTCATCGACGATATTGTCAAGCAACGTCTCGCCGACGCGGATAGTATGAATCATCACGTTTTGAATAGTTTCTTTGACTATGAAGGTGTCGGGCTGCTCTTTGGCAAGCGCATTGACTTTGCTTATCATCTCTTTTGTAACTACCGTCTCTGTGGTCTCGCCGGTCGTATCATCAAGCCATTGAACCTTGCAGCCCGGGACGAGGATAATCGCGTCAAACTCGGACTTGCGTTTATCATACCACCACGTCGCCTTGACCGGCTTAACCCACCAGGTATGCGATAACTGATACCGCGTCTTTTCGAGATTCTTAACATCTGTGCGGTTTTCAGGCCCGAATATGCTCGTCTGCTTGTTGGGATTGCCCACAAGCCAACTAATAAAGCCACCTACCATACCAAGTGCGGTCGATACTACGCCGCCGGTCCCACCGGGCAGTTCGCTCTTTTTGTCGGGATATGTCAGGTCGATAAGGTCTTTGTCAACCCACGGCTCCCAAATTACGAATTTAGCACCAACGCCGCGACTGTTCGGGTCATAGACATTACAGTTCGGGTCCCACAATACCTCGTGTTCGTTCAGGTGTTCGACGACGACATTCTTGTGCATCGGGTCTGTTGTGCTATCCAGGGCAAATAAAAGCTGTCCCGAACCAGTATTGAGGCCAGATTCGCAGAAATGCGTCTTTTCAAAACGTGCCTGCTCGGAATCCATCGCCTGCTTTGCCAATGCGGTCAATACTTTTGCGATTGTGGCCGAACCGCCTTTGGTGTTGTAAACCTTGAAATCTTTGGGATTCTGTATTGACGTGCCGATGACCTGCTTAATCTGCGGCTTGACAAGGGGGATGGTGAGACAGAATTTGCCTTTGCCTTCGTTGGCCTCTTTAACAGCGGGGTCCCACTGCAAGTCACCGCCGATAACAAAGTCCTCCGCCTTACGCATCCGGTCGTAAAGATTGGCTGAACCCTCGACGCCTTGACTGCGAAACTCTGAAACGATGTAAATAAGCTCATCGTCCGTCAAATCGGCAACGTCTTTGTCCTCTACGTTTTGGCTTGCTGTGATTTTCTTGGTCATTTAGCTTTCTTCATTCCACGTCTAACTTGACCAGTTGCCCTATTGTCCCGATATGCCTTAAATTCGATTCGCTTCCCAAATATACGGAAATGCACTCGATGGGTTAAGCCGCAATCGCAACAGCAAAGTTTATGGCCGCTCATCTTAGGCCGCACCGCTTCGCCATCTTTAACTCTGTGATATTTTGCCATTAGTTACCGAAAATCCGTTTGGTTGTGGGCGTAGGCGCTGTCGGCATCGGCATCTTAACAGGCATTGCCGCCTTCCTGCCCATCTTACCCTTCTTCTTCATTGGCATAACTGGTTTGATTTTCTTTGCCATACCATTCTCCTTTTCTGTAGTAAACTACAGCTATTTACATTGCCATCGGACTTCGCCTGTCTGTTCGATTAATGATTTTTTGCTCAACATCATCGTCGTAAGGATTTAGCCGGACACGCAAGCCGAAAGTTTGCATCGCATCAGCCCCATCGCTCGCCCAGTCATGCAAAGGTTGGTTGCTATACCGCGCAAGCGTCTCATCCCATTCATAGCGATAATAGCTTAAACACTGGATAAGCCGGGCGCACTTCACGGAATCAAATACACACCTGCCAAGTACATCCCGGACAGCTTCAATGCCATCCTGCTTTGTGCCGGGCCGATTAACTTTCGCTACCCTGTTAATGCCTAAAAGGGCTTCGATTTTGTCAAGCAAAACAACACCATCACTCTTTTCTCGGCTCATAACGTCGTGAGGCAGATAGTGTTTGGCATAAACATAATCCCTGTCCTGTATCAGTTTGGCGTAATAGTCACTCCCCCGGCCTGCCCCCTCGATATAATCAAATACCCTGTATTGGCCTGCGTCATACTGCACAAAGATTATCGCCGTGCTGTTGCCGATACCAATATCCCAATACGTCCGCACCGGCAACCCGCTTTTGTGAGGCACAAAGCAAATCCGGCCCTCACTATGAACCTTGCTCATTTCATCGGCGTAAATCGCGCCCTCGACCGATGCCTCAAACGCTTCTTCAGGGATAGATGGGTGCTCACGCTTCATCTTAGCTTTCAATCCCATCGGCCCGTCTCTTTTCAGGGCGTACCACGCCTTTTGCCGGTTACTCAATTCGATTTTATGCTTTACTTTCAACTCGTCAAAGTAACGATTAAGCTCATCGCTGATTGTTACGCCAACTGGCTCGCACTGATTCTTAGGGTCCTGCCACCAAGCGAAGAAGTGAAACCGGCACTGCTGCTTATTGAGCGGGACGCCTTTCTTCTCCTTTGCGGTATCCGCCTGGGCCTGTGTGCAGGTGTTGTAAAAGTCCCCAGCGCCACCCTCCGCGGTGCTTTCGATAAAAAGGTAACTGCCCTCGTGCAGGGCCGGCAGCGTTCCTGTTCTTAACTCCTCGGCTTTCTGCGGGTATTTGGCGCATATCTTGCCGTGCTCTGAAACGTGCAGAAAATTCAGTGTCGAGGACCGCATAGACAACGCGACGCGCACCCAGCTATTATTCGCCAGGTGAAGCGTATTACCGTCTGCTTTCAGTGCCGGGAGGCGCTGTTTAATCTGTTCAGGCAGATTGTCGTATGGGTATTTGATTTTTGTGGCGAAGATATGCTGTACGTCCTTGAGGGTGTGAGCGATAATCGCGGCCTCGATGTTGTTATTCCACAAGGAAAGGTCAAGGCCGATAAGGTCAATCAAGGTCGTCATCCCGTGCTGCCGGGACTTCAATATCACATTCCAATACCAAATATCATCCCAAAACGCCTGCTGCACTGGACGCATCTTGAATCGAACCCGCTGGCTGTTCTCGTCGATAATCCAGTAGAGATTATTGAGCCGCCAGAGCGGGTCTTTAAGATTTTCCTTTAACCGGGATACCGTCGCCGCTTCCACTGATTTCCCTCATAAGAGACGCAAGGCCGTCAGAGACATCGTGTTTTTGCACCTGTTCGTCAGTCCAGCCGAAATTCTTCAAAGCAAATATCGCCCCAATGGTGTTACCCGCCGTCAGTTGTTCCTCGTATTGCTGCTCCATAAAAAGACGTGCCTTTTTTATTGTGTAAGAAAACCCCTTCTTTTGCTCATAATCATAAAACGATTGCCTGCTCTCAAAGCCCAAGAAGTAGCATAGGCCGGTAATCGTCGGGACTTCAATTTCTTCGATTCGCCTGTTGTCCCCTTTGCCCACAACGACCCTCCGTTTCGTTACGCCCGTTTTGAAGTAGCTCGATATTTTCGCCTGTAATACTTCTGGCGAATTGAATGTTGGGGGACGTCCGCCTGGATGTTTCTTTTTACCTTTCATCGCTGTTGTTTTCGGCAGAAGCGACACTGATTCTTGAATTGATTATCGGTATGCTTATCTCGTGTTCAGTTTTTAACGGTGTATCGGCACAAAAATTGTCGGTCTTGAGTTTTTCTTAAAACTTTGCGAAATTCGCAGTTGAGGACGCATCAGGTTCGATTTACTTTTTCGTTCCGATACATAGCGCCCTCTTTTGTAACTACAAACCCTCATTATTGCAGTGGTTATGAAAAATGGCTGGCAGTTGTTGTTCTTGAAACCGCCGGCACGCCCC